TCAGCAAGAAAGTTTAACAAATGAGAGCATTTTGCCCACCAAAGAATAGTCCTGAAAAGGATTTGGTAATGACACCTGAGTATGTTGCTCAAGATATTATAAAACATTTTAATCCTACTGGTAGAATATTAGATCCTTCCAGAGGTGAAGGTGCATTTTATGATAATTTTCCTACTGATAATAAAGATTGGTGTGAGTTAGGTGAAAATAAAGACTTTCTAACATATAGTGATAAAGTTGATTGGATAATTACAAATCCACCTTGGTCAAAGATGCACGAGTTTTTATCACATGGAATGAAGATTGCAGATAATATTGTATATCTAACTACCTTCAATCATTATACTACTAAAAGAAGAATTAGAGATATGAGACAGAGTAATTTTGCAATTAAGGAAGTATATTGTATTCCTACTCCCCCAAACCCTTGGCCCCAACTGGGATTTCAACTCGCTGCTGTTTATACTCAACGTGATTATGATGGAGGAATAACAATGTCTTATTCTCCTATGTTAAAATAATAACAAAGGGGGACGGTTAAATTGCCTTTATGTTGACGCTATATGCGTCTGTGGCGTGTGTAATTTATTATTATGGATACAACATTAAAATGATACAGTTGCGAGAGCATCAGTTACGAATAGTAGATAAAATGAATCGTCATCAGAAGGGGCAAGTGATTGTTCCTACTGGTGGTGGTAAAACTATTTGTATGATTAGTGATGCTATTTCACAATTTAGCAGACCTAATAAGACGATAGTTGTTGTATCTCCTAGAATACTATTAACACAACAATTATCAAAAGATTTCTTAGAACAAATAACATCACCTCTTAGAGTCTTGCATGTACATAGTGGTGATACTTCTCACTATTCAACAACAGATAAGAAAGAAATCTTTAATTGGGGTGTAAACAACTGGAACCACAATAAGATTATATTTACTACATATCATTCTCTTCATAGAATACAAGAGTCTGGTATTCCTGTAAATACAATATACTTTGACGAGGCACATAATAGTGTTCAGGAACATTTTAACCCTGCTACTAGATTTTTTGCAAGTTTGGGTGGTACTCGGTGCTATTTCTTTACTGCTACTCCTAAGTACAGTTATTCTGATGAAGATATTGGAATGAATAATGAGTACATTTATGGTAAAGTATTAGAGCAAGTACCAGCACCAGAGTTAATAGAACAAGATGTTATTCTTCCCCCTAAAGTTGTAGTTAAGCAACTAGATATGATCAAAGATAGAAAGATAACGGTGGATGATGATGCTGATAACATATTATCAACTATTGATGAACATAATGTCAATAAAGTATTAATATGTGCAAGAAGAACATCACAAATAGTAGATCTAATTAGTGATACTAAATTACCTACTGAATTATACTCTCGTGGATATAATTGGATGTATATTACTGCTAAAACTGGTGCAGTAATTAATGGGGTGAAAGTAAGTCGTGTTGTGTTCTTTGAGACATTAACTAAATGGGGTAAAGATGATGATGAAAAGTTTATAGTTATTCATCATAGTATCCTTAGTGAAGGTATTAATGTTCCAGGATTAGAAGCAGCATTGTTGTTACGCAACATGAATTATATTACTCTTAGTCAAACAATAGGTAGGGTAATTCGTAAAGGTAATGAACAGAAACAATTTGGTATTGTATCTGTTCCAGTATATGATAAGGTCGGTATTTCTACATCTAAAAGTGTTAATGCTGTTGTAGATACTATTTTTAATAAAGGAGAACCAGCAATAGCATGAAGGATACAATATTATTTGGTGATTGTAGAGAAACACTTAAACAATTCGATGAAAAAGCTAGGTGTTGCGTTACATCTCCACCTTATTATGGTTTAAGAGATTATGGAGGGGAGGATTGTCAGATAGGGTTAGAAGAATCTCCAGAAGAGTATATTCAAAACCTAGTAGAAGTATTCCGAGAGGTAGGTAATAATCTAACAGATGATGGAACATTATGGTTAAACATAGGTGACAGTTATTATAACTATCGTCCTGGAAAAGGGCAAGGGTTAGTGAAACAAACTGTATCAAATAGTAAACAGGATTTACCAGACAAATGTGCAAGACGAGGTAACAAATTAAAGGGATATAAAGAGAAGGATTTGATAGGAATTCCTTGGATGTTAGCGTTTGCATTAAGAGCAGATGGATGGTATTTAAGTCAGGATATTATATGGCATAAACCTAATCCAATGCCTGAAAGTGTGAGAGATAGATGTACTAAATCACACGAGTATTTGTTCCTCTTAAGTAAGAATAAGCATTACTATTATGATAATGAAAGTATCAAGGAACCAGCAAAAGATTGGGGAACAAGAGATAGAACTAATGGTAAATATCATAATCCTGGTAGTGGATTAGTACCTCATTCTGGTCTTACTAAATCATATCCAATGAGGAATAAAAGATCTGTATGGAGTATAACAAATAAACCATATAAGGGTGCTCATTTTGCAACTTTCCCAAGAGATTTGGTTGAACCTTGTATATTAGCAGGGTCACGAGTTAGTGATACTATTCTCGACCCATTTATGGGATCTGGAACTACTGCTATGGTTGCAAAATCTCTAGGTAGGTATTACATAGGGTGCGAATTACATGAGAGTTATGGTAATTTAATATATGACAGAACAGCACCCTATCACACCAACCTTGAAAAATTCTTATGAGTGTGACAGTTGACAAAGTGAACACGTTTCTACCACAGACCTTTAAAATGATGTATTATATAAATGTTGAGAGATCACTAGGTTTCTAACTACTCTGACATTCATCTTAATTAGACTGAGTAAATCAGTTAGCATAGATGATAAAGCAGAGATATGATGTTAGAGTAATTGACTACCCCTAGTCTTTCAACATTTGTTGTTTATTCCTTACTACAATGTCCGTAGCAACTGACCAAAACGATCTATTTTTCCTATTGGAAAATGCTGAGTCAAGTCGTGAAGTCGTGGAAGCGATTGATGCTTACTTAGATGGTCAAGTTTCTTATGCTTAAATGACACATAGGGGCATTAATTTGCCCCCTTTTTCTTTCTTTACTAACACAAATGTTAGATTACATTATTACAGATCAAGTTACAGATCGTCAAGTTGAAATAACATTTGATGAATACTGTGACATACAATTAGGACTCAAATGTGCTGCTGATGTTTATACTGAAGCAGGTAATTCTAAAAGAGCAAATGAGTTTAAATCTCTTTCTAATCTATTAACTTAATCCTTACAATTTCTTTATGTACGAGTACGAACCTGACTTCAATTACGATCAAGATGATTACATTGAAGATGACATAATCAGTCAACTCAATGATACATCTATTCGTGACAATCTCTCACCAGAGACACAACAACTCATTAAGAATTTCAAAAGAAAATGACAAAAAAACTATTCATTCCTGCAAATCCAGATGCAACTAACTCCGAGTTAGATGCAAAGAAAATTGTTAAGAATGTCCAACTAACTTCTGCTCAAAGAGATGAACTTATTGAGCAATTTGTTGAGATACAAGTTGATAATATGGACACTCAAACTTTAGTTGAGTTTGTAACAGATTTACTCATAGATGACTATTCTAAGTTTACAGATAGTGAGTTAAAAGAGAGAATAGATGTATTCAATGATGACTCATTATATGATGAGTTAGTTGATAATGTAACTCAACAATATGCTAAACTACCTAACACTTTTGGAGGACAATCCTAATGACTGAACTATTAAACAGTTACACATTTGAAGCAAAGAAAATTGTATATTATTCAGTAACAGTTGGTGCAAATAATAAAACAGAAGCAAAAAGAATTGCATCTGATTTTGAACATTGCAAACATTATGAGGAGGTTGAGTATTGCGAAGGATATGAATATAAGGTAGGTAAGTTATTAGAATCAACTGACGATAAGGCAAACAAATCTATTAGAAACTAATTGAGGATTAACTATGGCAACTTATCAACAATGGTCACAAAGTTACTTTACTGATTTAACATCAGATCAACATGATGTTAATAATCAATGGTTTCAATGTATGAGAGATAGATTAACAGATAGTGGCATATTATATGTTCCTATTCTTGATAAAGAGTTTAACAAATTAGGAGAGGAAGTATAATGGTTATGTTATTATTTTGGGGTTACAATCTATTTGCCCTATGTGTATTCATCTATCTCAAATTAACGGAGGAAAAATGTTAAACAACACTGAATATCATGCACTGAATAATCTAATTTGTTTAGAGCAATTAGACATTATAGATGATAGTGAGAATGAGTTTTGGAATACAATTAGAAGGAAGATTAAACCTATTGATTATAAAGAACCAATATACAAAGAGATAGAATTAAATTCCATATTATGATAGAGAGACTATTTGCAGTCTCTCTATTTTTATGATATAATTAATAACAAGAGATCTCAATTTCCCCATGACATATAAAGAATTACTTGAAAGATTAAAGCAGTTAAATGAGAATCAATTATCATATAATGCGGTAGTATATGATATTGAAGACTCAGAATTTAAAGAGATTGATTATAACGGAATAGGTGGTAATATTGAAATGGTGCAAGCATCAGATAAGTTAAATGATGAAGACGCAACATATTTTATTATATGAAATTCACTCTGTGGTTTATACAAGGTGTGACAATAATTCTTATTATTAACCTAGTAATTAACGGAGGAATGTAATAACATTGAATGTATATTTCGTCTTTCATAGTATAACATATACTCAGTAAGTCTTACAGAACGAGATGCGAAAGCGATTTTTTTTGTAATGCTTTGTTATAAACAATAGAAGTCAAATTGTGAGATTATATAACTAACTCTGTGCAGTTTGTTCGAGAGATACTATAAAGAATTATTGAAGGGATATAATAACAGTTAAGGGGGGTCGTTTAAAGTGTCCTTATAGTGTAGGATACACAAAGCATTTATGAGAAAAATCGAAAGACAAATGAACTTCGCAGTTAGCAACAAAGGCAACTGGGCAGGTTCTAACACTTCGGTTTCTTACAACTCAAACACAAATTGCAGTCAAATCTTTCTACATGGTCATCACATTGCAACCTTTTGCCATGAAACCAGAGCAGTTAAAATTGACTCCTGTGGATACACTACAAACACTACGAAGTCACGTTTAAATGCTATACTGGAAGAGGTAAAATATGGTTGTAAAGTATTTCAGAAAAACTGGGATTGGTTCGTTAATTATAATGACCAGACCACACTTTTCAGAGATGGTATGATTTTGTTAGATGCTGATTCACTCATTACTGCATAACATTGTCAGGGAGACTAACAATTAGTTTCCCTATTTTTCTGTCCTTTATTATTACAAACTCATGCGGATCTTAACTACAACTGAATATAACGAAGTTTGCAAGAGTTATGAACAATTTGGAAGCAAACTATTTGATGAAATGTTTTTAGGTTATGATGACAATTCCGTCTCATATCTTTATAACGAAGATTACTATTTTGGAGGTGCAAAGTAATGAACAATCAAACAAAAACTAATACATTAATCAACCGAATCCTAGAGGTTGATAACTTTTTAAATATGGCATCTTTCTGTGCTAATTGGAAAGAATTCACAGAAGAATTAGCAGAGTGGGGTGTATATAGTGCAGCAAAGATTGATTTTGATGATAATGAATTAGATTACAATCGTCTTGATAGTTTTATACTTAAGGAGGGTAATTAATCATGTATGCAAGTGAAACATTCGGAAGATTATTCTGGTTAGATGATGATTATGAGTTTAAATCTTGCCCACTATGTGTAAATGGAACAGGTGATTTTGATGTAGAAGATTATGTTTCAGAGTGGACAGATTGGGATGGAGTTGATTATAACGAACTGCTAAACATTCACAAGTTCTGCATACTTAATAAAACAGAATATGCAGGTAGTTTAACACATAAGGAGGTTAATTAACATGTATGCAGAGAAAGAACAATGGTTATTATTCATTTTTGTAGGAATAATTACCGTAGTAAGTGTTAATGTATGGGCAGCAAAGAGAGATATTAAGTTATTTCGAGAGTTAGAAAGATTAGAAATGCAAGAACAATTTGATAGACAATATGAGCAAGAAGTATATAAACAATTACCAGTAATCCCATTCTCTAATTAACAATGAACAAACCCAATCTTCCACCCATACTTAACACTCAAGAATACAAATCTTTAGTCGAAAAGTATCAACAAGAGGAACAAAAGCAGAAACAATATTGTTATAAACCGTACCGTACACTAAGTAACTATCTACAATGAACACTTATCCCCCCGAAATGTATAACGAAATCCTCGAATTTGAGAACTTTCGTTATGGTAAATTCCTCGAAATTCCTTATCCCACTAACAACAATTACCCACAATTACATCATGGAACTAAACAACAATCAGATCAAATTGCAAGAACAAGCGATTAACTTAGTAGATACGATTGAGGACATTGCAGAATACTTTTGTGATGAACATTTTATAAGTGGTGAACAATTTTATGTAATGATGAAAGCACTAATTGATACTAAGTTAAGAGAATTCCCATTTGATTTTGAAACATTAGAGGAGGATATATACGATGAAGAGTAATACTAACTGTACCATGATTGATTTAAACAAAAGGAGAGAATTGTGTGAGAGTTTATATCAATTAATAATACAAGATAAGGAGATTGCAGAAGAACTAATTGATGAATATGTGTACTTGTTAGATGATACTAGAGTGGACGAATTAGCAGACTTATGTAATGATGAACTAGAGGAAGATTGATGACTAAGTTAACAAGAAACATATTAAATTACGTCTTCTACATTATACTTGGAAGAGTGCTAATCCTTCTACTATTTGGAACATAACGTAACGTATTTGCTCCCCTTGAGTTATAACAATTCAGGGGGAGTTTTCCACAGAAAGTATCATTAATTGTGGAAAACTATCTAAATTAATGTTATTTTACCCTTATAAATAGCAAATTAAATGTATATGAGCGTTGTAAAGGTTTTCCCCAATTTGTTACTAATAGGGAGTTAATCTGTGGAAAAGGTATCAAATAGTGTGGAGAATATGTTTATTA